AAGCTCAAACATTCCCCTTATTTCGTCATCGGACAGCTTCACCCACCAAGCGCACTGTTCACAGGTTCGCTCGCTCATGGCTAAACCTTCTTGTAGATATCAAAGGGTTTCTTCTCGAACTTGCCGCAGAACTCGTTGCCGTAGGTTACCGGCCATGGCTCGTGGTCACTGTCGTCGGTCAGCAGGACGGGAGGATTCACCCGACACACACCCCGGGCCTCGTTGAGGTCCTTAACGGCATGGTCTTTCAGCCCCCACCACCGGCAATATTGGCAAGCCGTCTCGCTTTTAGGGCGGGGCTTTTCTTCACCAAGAAGCTGGTTCGGGTTGTCGAACGGCGCGGTGATGCTGGCAATGATCCAGCCACCCATAAGTCCGTAGCCCCCTCTCAAGATATGGATAATCCCCACCCAGCAATCGCGGCCAGTGTATTCGAGCGGGTATCTGTCCGGATCCCTGCGCATTTCGTCGCCGGTGAACCGGGTTTCTCTCAGGTGCAGCACGTTGCCGACCTCGTACCCCCGGTCGTCGTAGCGAATCTCGAAAGTCTTTCGCCCTTTCAGCACATCCTCGAACGGCTCGGGGTCGGTTTTCAGGACGTGCGCGGTTACCTCGGCAATATCACTCATGTCAGCTCTCCTGTGTGGTGACTAGGTCCAGCCCGACATGCTCCTACGAACTACCGGTCGGGCCTGAGTGCTGACTGTAACATTGCGCGTGTGTCCCGGCATCAACATCATGAGAGAATCCGCGAGGTTGGGGGATTCGATGTTGAGCGGAGGCTTTTTCATTTCCACCTTCGACATGATCTGAATGTAGCCGTTGGCGTTGTACCTCCTCGGGATCCGGCAGACCTCGGTACGCAGCCGGTCGATCATCCCCGGGTCGATATGCTCGCTGGATATCGATATCAGGCTCTCGGGGTTCATGTACAGCTTGCGGGTCACGGCCCTGTGCGTGTTCATGAACCGATCGCGCAGGTTCCAATACCACTGTGCGCGCTTGTTCTTGAAGGTTTCCTTGTTGGTCTTGGCGTTGCGCTTGTCGATCACACCGTCCGGCTGGTAGATATCGTTCGGGAAGTCCACCCCCTCGGATCCCTTGAACATGTCGATATCGATACCCTTGCCGTCCAGCTGGGTTGCCGCTTGGCGCTTGAGACTGACTCCCAGCCCGTCGCAATCCCACCGGAACACGTCGACGCGCTCATCGATGGCCATTTGCGTGGCCCAATCCATGCCTTCCTCGGCCGTGCCCTTGTCGTTGTCCCAGCACCCGGTAATCACTGATCCGTGGCGCAACATCAGGCCCTTGGGGTCCGGGCCCAGATCCGACGGGTCGTGGGCAAGGATCCTGACGCCCTGCGGCTCGATACCCAGCTGCAGGTGCGCATCGATCGCCGAGTTGAACCACTCGACGCTGATGATCGCGTTCTCGACCGTATCGAGGAACTTGCCCAGCCAGATATGCTCGTACTCGGCCCATGGCAGGTGTTCCTCGTCCCACTGGCGCTCCTGCTCCAGCTCAGGCGGGAAGAAGGGGTTGTCCATGTAGTTCGAGACGATGATCAGGTGCAGATCATCCTCGTAGTACCCATACTTCTCCAGATCACGCAGGAACGGGTTGATAAACCGCTCGGAGAACGGGTCGGCCCGCGACTGCGGGTTGGCCGTCATCCAGATTTCGCCCTCTTCCTCGCGCATCGTAGGCGTCAGTAGTTTCAGCGACTCTTTGCTGATGGTCTGCGCCTCTTCGATCCAGAATCGGCGGAATCCGTGCATGGATTTAACGCCGCTGGCATTGCGCGCCAGACCGCGGAACCGGAATCCGCCACCGCTGGCGTGGTTGATTTCCTGCGCCAGTACCTCGAATCCCTCGCCCCCAAGGCGCTCAATCTCCCCTGCCAGCAAGGAATGAACCGAGTCGGCGATGGTGTTCTGGTACTCGCGGAAGCATCCGACCTTCAGGCCGGTCACCGCCACGTCCTTCAGGCAGATATCACCCACCGAGTTCGACTTGGCGGATCCGCGGCCACCAAGAATGACCTTGAACCGCTTGTGTACCTCGATCAGGCGCTGCAGCTTCCCCGGGATGGTCAGCTCCGCAGTTCCCGGCGCCCGTGCGACAGCGACAGGTGCGACAGTTGCGACAGCTCGGCTCACTGCCGGCTCGCCATGTAGGCCAGTGCGTCGGCCAGCTCCCCCGGGCTGATCATGATCACGCCGCGGCTGCCGTCATCGTTCAGCAGGCCGTTGCGTATGTGGAATTGAGCAGTCACCAGCTCGGCATGGTCCTTGATTTCACGCTCGGCGCGCTCCTTCGCACCGTGAATCTTCGATTTCAGGTCCGGCATGGTCTGTTTTCCCCACAAAATGACAATCGCTCGGCGAGCGGATAGCTGTGATTTCCCACCTACTGGCCTTTTTTGGGCTCTTTTTGGTGCTTGATTGACTCGTGATAACTCTCGGCGGTCGTGTGAACCACCGTCACGCGCCAGTTCTGGTCGATTCCCCGGCCGGTTTCGTCCACATCCTGTGTCGGCTTGTCGCCGTAGCGTTTCGGGGCCAGCTTCGACGCCCGCCACTTCTCGGCATCCACCCGGAGGCGCTGCCACTGGACGTATCCGTTGTCGATCCGGTTGTCATCGCCGATCTTAGGCGGGCTCTCGCTGGCTATTTCGGCAATCCGATCAGCACAGAAGTCGGCTTGAAGCTCACGCGCGCGCGTGTATTGGTCGCGAAATTCGACCGATTTTTCCAGCCACCGATACACTTGCGAGACATTCGGAAGGTCCTCTGACTCACAGATTTTCTTGACCGACTTTCCCTCAACGATTTCACGACAGATCCTGTCGATGATCGCCTTCGTCATGATGCTCGGTCTACCGGGCTTCCTTGCTGCGGGTTTCTTCTTCGCCGGCGGTTTGCGCTTTGCTGGCGTTTTCCGCTTCTTGGCTGCCGTTTTCGCTGGGGCCCCACTCTTGGTGCTTGCGGGTTTCTTCGCAGGGACCTTTTTGGCGACGGTCTTTTTCTTAACGGCCATGGTTCGGCTCGATTACTTAACCGAGTTGCTGGCCTTGAACTTGTTTTTCTGCTTGCCACCTTCCTGCTTCAGGTGCTTGGCAGCCTTTCCGCCGAATGAGGTATCGACGCTGCGCGAGGCGCGAGGCTTGCAGCCGTTACCGCCAAGGTGTGCTTTCATTCCACCGCTCTTGCTGGTCGGGGTCTGGCCTTTGGTCATGTTCATGAGCATTTTCCTCTGATGCCCCACTTTCGAGAAAAAAGCGCAAAACGGCGTGGGTATGTCCGTAATGCGCAAAATTGACCTCCTGAGAACGCGCAGGAGGCGATATCTCCCCCCCACCCTGTAGGTCACTATGGGGGGAAATGGCTAAATTAGATTGGGCGCTATCGATGCGCCCCCGGCACGATCCCGGCAGCGTTAAGGAGGTTACGCCCCGACACAACACGCCGCCGGTCCCGTATCGCACTGCTGGTGTTAATCGACACCGCCAGCTGGTCGTGGGCGCGCCGGGTAGGGTACCCAGCAAGGATGCGGCGATGCCCGCTTCCCGTCTCAACGCCCCTGCAGTAATGCCGGCCTATGCGGCGGTTAGGCTGGCTGCACCATGAATTCTGTGAGGGCTCGGTGAATCCTCGCGAGCCCTCGCGAGCCCTCGGGGAGTCCTCCCTTATGGCTCGTTGCTTCCCCGAAGGACAACCAGCTTCCCGGGTATGCTTGAGTTGGCCAGTCTGTCGGCGGCGCGCTCCCCGTAAGCAATCAGCACGGAAGGGCCTCCGGAGTTGCACTTTGCTCGGGAACCGTCGACATAGTGGAAGTGCAACCGCCCCTCGATGAATAGCAGCGACGTTGCCCGGGGCCAGACGTAATCAAAGAACATGCGGGTTTCTGTTCTGGCGAATATAAGCGCAATACCGTCACCATGGTCGGCCAGTCTGGACAGCCACAGCCCCGTGGATTTGCCGTATGGCGGATTCATCCAGACACACCCGGTCCATGGCCGATCAAGCCCGTTGTCCTCGATCGTGTACTGCAGCCCTGCCGTTTGGAACGGCTGCCCTACCGCTGCGCACGGGTCAAGATCGAAAGGTCCCAAGCCAGAAACTATCTCAGGTGGGGTTATCCACTCGTCATACCCGCCGTTTGGTTTTGTGTGTGAGCCTATTCCACCCATGGTAAACCTCGATATTTTTTTGAACGAGTGTTTACTTTATCATGTGAACGTCATATATTGGAACCCCCCC